GGTAGGCACAAATAACAAATGCCCCTGGGTAACTGGATATGCATCTCTGAAGATCCAAAAGTCTTTTGTTCTGTACTCAATGTCAGTCCATGGTGCTCGTTTTTCATTTAATGCCTTTTCTAAGTCAGTTGCCATATAACCATTGTAATTATTTGATTGCCATTAATCCGTTACACAATGATTTTATTTCATCATTAGTTAGGAAAAAGTTATAAGTAGAGCTAAAATTTACCTCACCATTTACATCAATGCACTCTTGTGTAAATTCGAGGCTATTTAAATTGACAGGCCCGGCACACTTCCAGTGTTTGACTCTAAGTCTAAAACCAGCTTCTTCCTTAGCCATGAATTCATTTAACTTAATTGATTCGTGTAACATTATTTTGATTCCTTTATTGCTTCAAATGTTCTATACTTTCCCAATGCCGCAATGTACTCGTCATACAGTCTTTTTAGCTTTGGATGCTTCTTTTCAAGTATAACATCTCTTTCGGGTATACACAAGACTTTTTCAATTGTGTTTAACCGTTCTTCTAAGTCTTGTCCGTTTAACACTAAGCGACCTTTGACTTCTAATTCTGGCGGTGATTGTTTAACAACCATAACATTATCGGGAATATTATTATGCGACCAATTAGTTCCATTGGCTCCACTTATTAAAAACTGTCCAGTAGTACCGTTAGTAGTGTAAACTTTTCCAATTGTTAATGGGGGAATAGCACCATACGAAGGATGACTAGTTCCATTAAATCCGTTAGTAGTCACAATGCCACCTACTGTAGCACCTACAGTATTAAGTGTTTTTACGGGACTCGAGATAGATGTCATTGTGTATCCATTTGTTGTTTACAAGAAAACCCCATTCTCTTTTCTGAGGTCCGGGCATGAATAGAGTCCATGCAGTTACACTAGGGTCTAGTTCAATGCGATGATAACTATTAGCACTGCAAGTGCGAAAATGACCAGGCTTCCGCCAATGTTTGGTTTCTCCAATTTTTTCTCCGTTGTTATTGAATATTGGGACGTATTCATAGTACCCACCTTTTAAGATCAGTGTAAAATATGGCCATGGATGATCATGTACATCATCAGGATCCGATTTATGAAACTTATGAATAAACACATTAAATGGAAACCATTTACGGTTCTTTAAGAAAACATAATATCGAGTTAACAGCGGCTCATCGTATCGTCTATCCATAATAATACGTTTACGATCACGTCCTTCTAAAAAAGAAAAGAATTTATTTTTTAGGTGCTGGATTATCATAGTCATCCTTTACAAGCTGATAAATGGTTTGGAAATTTCTTAGAGCAATTTCTAATGATGGATATTGTTTACACATGTCATCAACTCGTGCCCATTCTGGAAATGCATCAATCCACTCTTTAGAAACAGTCCAACCAAATGACGAATTGATATTACTAATAGTGATAGTATCGCTTGCGGCGATGGTAAATGTTGTTGGGCATGCCGACGCTGAATGAATAGTTGAAATACTACAAAAATCAGACGATAACATAGTTTCATCATACCGATATAATTCAGGGACCGTAATAGTAGCAGTCTCTGAACTACCTAAAATAGTTATAGTATTAGTTAAATCGTCTAATGAGTTCGGCAGCTGAGAAGAATCGCTCATTTAATATCTCCGTTTGTTTTTTTAACATAGGTAATCTAGTTTTATAATTATCCATATGTGATATAATGGCACGGCAAAGATCTGGTCGATATACAGTATACGCATCATAACTCTCGGTCCATTTACTTTCATACTTAAATGTATCTAAATACATTTCAGTATAACTAAGCCGGTCAGGTACCATTGGAATAGCATCTACAATAGCACCTTCATAGCAGCCAATGCCTAGGGTTTCTTGCAAACTACAGCTAAACACCATCTTAGCTTCGCCCAGCAAGTTATGATATTCGTTCTTTGTTAGTTCCTGGTCTTGGCACACGATAAATTCATATTGAGGCAAATGATGCTTAAGGTCCCGGAAGATTTCAACTTGTTTCTCTGGCGCTATGCGATGAGGGAACAGTATAAGGTCACGCTTGGGCATGCCTTTATACATAGTTAACGTAGCTTCCATATAATCCATGGGCCAACCAGTTAGTACAATTTTACCACTGTCGTAACGTTCTGCCCAGTCTTCTTCGTACCAAGGATTTTCTGTTGGATAATCATGTAACAGATTATCAAAGAACAGCTTAACATGGAATTCAGTGGCAAAGTAGTTGTGATCAAACGCATAATAAAAACTTCTCTCAGCGTTTCTAACCCAAGGCTTGTTTCCGACCAAGCGTCCAAGAAAGTCTTGCGGATCATATGATCCAGCATGCCAGAGACCGTGTGTGGTTACCGGAATGCCCAGCAGTTCACTCATGTACTTGAGATTGATGATACCAGGGTGCCAAGCATCAGTAAATATAAAATGATCACCTGGGCGAACGGCTCCGTCGCAAAATAAACGGCCCATCTGCTCCACTTGACTAGCTTTGTATATATTAGTGCCACCGAAGTTGAGAAATGCTCCAGGAGTGGTAGCACTAGGAATATCCGTAGGACCTGATATAATGTTGACATTGTGTCCTGCCTTTCGTAAGAGATTAGGTACATGGGACTTCCACTGCCCCGTGTACCTTGTCTCAACCGATTCTAAATCGATTAAGAAGATAGTCATTAGGCGTAGCGTGGTTTAGTGCCTTGGTAAGGCTTACGTTCGCCAGTCCATTGTTTCTTTTCACCGTTCCAAGGCTTCTTAGGGCGACTTGCATAGTAGAACTGATTCCACACTTGACTGTCTCTGTTATAGAGATCTGCCTCGTTAAATGGCAACAACTCAAACCTGCAAAAATCTAAAAACTTTTCTAGGTCGTCAAAGATCCGAACAATGTCGGGCCGATTTTCAAAGTAATTGCCATCTTTATAATTCTTAGCCATTGTAGCTTTTCCTTAGTACTTAATAAATGAACCATTTTCCCCGTCTTCGGAGACCTCAATCCAAACCTCACGGTTGGGATACTTTTGTGAAATCTGTTGATATAAATCTCCAGACATCATTTCACAACTTTTGTAGTCTAACGCTAGTATACTATCTTTGTACAAGTTTAGCAACCAGCGTTTAAACTGAATAAACTCAATATCACGGTCGTCATGTGTAACACCAATCCAAACTTTAAAGTGGAAGATGTGACGATGCGGATAGCCCAGGAAACTTACATCATACTCATCGCCTGTTGCTAAGTTAGGATCTGTAAGTGCGGCTGGGTATTTGTGCATACCTTCTTTGTTAAAGGTAACCCAAATCATTTTGTTTGGACGCCAATCTTGGCGCATTGTATCTTTTTGTAGTGGTACTACATTTCCTATAATCATTTCTTTTCTTCCTGTGGGACTATGTGTTTAAACAATTCCCACAGTTTCCAATCAATACCTTCAAGTAATTGATTTTGTCTAGTTACTGCATCTATTAGTTGTTGAGCTTGTGTTTCGTTCATTTGATAATCTCATCGTTGTTATAATTGCGCCATGGTGTAAAGTACTTTCGCTGAGTTATGGCACCCATTGGCACTGACCACACCCCAGGATTCGTTGCATTAAAATCTTTGTCATCAATTTTAAGCATTGTATTATAATTCCATAATTTTAAATAAGGAATTGTAACTCTTATCTGTGGAATAAAGTTGTTATGCTCATTTAATCCACCGTCATTAAATTCTTCTACAGCACTGATTGGAATATCTAAACTACATAGATAATCTTTATCGAGAAAGAATTGAATCATATCCTCCCAAGCCCTCCAACCATTGTAGTCATTACGTGCTGGATTGAAGCTATGATTAGCGCCAAAGAAAATGTGTATACATCCATTTAACTTTGATGCAATTTCATCTACTGGTTGAACCCCGGTAACAAATAAAGTGTTCATACCATATGCAGGAGTATGCTCTACTTCCTTGCCAATAAAGTAAATTACATCTTCTGATATACCGTCTGTATAATTACGCTTCATTCTTTTTACTCTCTTCGTATTGTTTAAAAAGTCTAGTCACCGGTTCCATTGTTTCTTGGAAGTGATCCGGTGCACCCTCCGCGGCCATCTTCATGTCCCAATTACTGGGATAATGGCGTAAGCACCAACGAGCACCATCTTTAATATTCTTAGGAACTCGCGGGGTAGTAAGAATTTCTCTTAGGAATTTCTCAGTTTGTACTACTGCACGAAATCGTTCGTCGGGCATGGTCATTTTATAACTCTTTTCATGAAAGTTTTCACGTGTAATATTATTCAAACAAATCCATAAAGTTATTTTCTTTAGGGTCTTCTTTAACTACTTTGTCCACAGTCAAGTTAACTTCTATTTCAAAATGTTCATTTGCCATAGTTGCCGCATTAACAGTTTTCTTTCCAGTAGCACCACGTGTACCGATAATGGTCATCCAATATCTGCTGTAGTGTTCAATAATAGCATTAGCATCATCTCGGTTATCACATGAAAATATAGCTTCTACAATATCTTTATAGTACACTCTATCAAAGCGTTCGTCAACTAACATTGATGGTAATTTACCCGAATCATATTGCCGATTTGCTTCCTGTACTGCATTCAAGTGCATCCAAACATTGTGTCCCATCATTAGTGCATAACTAAATGAATCCCAACTTGTTGCACCCTCTTTACCATTTTTATTTAGGTCGCCGGGAGCATAGATGCAAATTTCTTTCATCTGTATTTGATCAATAATGGGACTTGATTCAAACTTTTCAAATATCTTATCTTGTAATACTGCATCTTTAAACAATCGGCTGTCAGTGGCATACTTTTTATCATCTGCACTGGCCTGCATACGATAAACCCATTTAGTACGATCTTCAGTTTCTGTGTTGATATAAATCTGTCCATTGGCAGTTGCCAAGAACGGACTTGCACAGTCAAAGCTAATAGTAAAGTTTGGATTATGATACTTTCGAACAGCACGTTGAATGTCAGTTAGCAACACAGCCCATTCTAACTTTGATGTGCCTAAGAAGTGCATCCAATCATGTTGACCCTGTTCTAACAATCCGTCAAATCTCAGAGCCACTAGACGTAGAAGCACAAGGTGAATATCACACATGTTCTGGCCACCCATACCCCAGCCATTAAATGCTTTGTCGCCATAAATCTTAGTATCACAAAACGCTTTCATTGATTGATACCAATCTTCAGCTTGTTTATGTGTTTCTCCTTGCAATACATTCAAAAATTTACAAGCACCTGTGCGATGTTTAATAAAGTATTCATTATTGTATTTGGTCGCTTCAACTGCTTGTTCATATGAAGTGATCCCAGTGGCCTTACGTCCTGCAGGGCTACGTTCTACCCATGCTGGAATATCAAGTACCATGCCGTAGTCCATAAGCGTGTCCATCCAAGCCAACACTTGTTCGCGCTTTTTTTGTGCGGCATCTAGTCTTGCTTGATATAACTTAGGATGATCTACTTTGGTAAACTTTGGATTACCATTCTTGTCAGTCTTGGGATCGCCAGTAGGATGCAGTTGTGGTACAAGTTCAATACCTCGAGCATTGACTTCTGCCCACATGGCAGCAACTTCTGGACCAGTAGGGTCACGCCACTCGCCTTCCCATACACCTTTACCGATCTGGAATCCACCAGAGTCACCTAATACCCAACTTGTTGTTCGGTCTCTATTACGAAACATGTCCTCAGTTTCATCTAGTTTGGTAAGATCTAAGTTAGCGTGTCCTGCAGAGTATAGGCAATGATTAAAGTAGAACGCACCTTTATCTGGATTTAGATAATTGAGACTTTCTACACCGTTTGCTAAACTTGCTGGTATACGTGCAGGATCTACATAATTTCCATAGCGTTGCTTGCCTATGAACGTTGAGTAGAAACCTGATGTGGCCGGCAAGAAGTAGGCGTAATCGCTTTGCTTGGCAGTCAGGTTTTTATTCATTATTTAGATTGTGCCGGTAAAATATAGTTGTATTCAGCAAGGCCTGAATCAACTGTAATTTGCATAGCGCCTGCATCTGCAATACGCATAGTCTTGTCACCATCAAGTGCAAGAATTGCCATTACTTGATTTACAGGCCATGCCCATGTTTGTTTCAATTTGCCGTCTACATTAGCATGTAACACAAATGAACCTGCGTGTGTACTTGCATCACCAAAGAAAACAACTAAGTTACCATTTTCTGTTTTAACTTGGAATGTTGATTGTTCAGTATGCGCTGCCGATTGCAAACGCAGTCGTTGAATACTTATAACACTAGGCTCAAATTCAACATCCCATGTTGCACCCTTAAACTTGACTGATTTAAGTTTTTCGTTGATAATGTCACTATTCATAAAACGGTAATCGTTTATGAAATCCTTAGCAGCATTTTCAAAATGTAATCCAACTGGAACTTCAACGCCATTTCTTTGTGCTTTAACAACACCAATAGTTGCACCTTCTTTGTATTCCGGATTCTTTAAATGTAATGCTAACTTGTCTAAGTTAGGCATACCAAATACGAAGTCAAACTCATCTACCGCCTTGTGTGTTTTGCCAGTGAGAATAACACTACGGTCTTCAGCCATAGATTCAATCACAGTGTCTTTATCACCGGTAATTTTAACTAGTGGCAAAAAGCCCAGGTTGTGTGTATGACCTACGAGGTCTTTTAAAATATCTTGCATGATTGTTTCCTTTGTTGTATAGTATATAGGTTTTTATATCAGAAGTCAAATAATTTATTGAAAGTATTTGTCTGTTCGGTTGATCTGATATCCCAATTTAGAACACCAATCAGGTTATCTAATTTGTTATCAATAATCGTCTGTTCCATTTCTTCGTGATTAAATGGCAAATCCTTAAACCACTGGGGCAGTCTAAGCTCATCTACTGGATAGGCTACGCTAGTAAACCCCAGTGGATTATCTTTGAGTTTGCAGACGATTACTTTGGCACCGTCAGTGACGCTCATTGAATACTTGTCGTCCATCATACGCTTTAGTGTATTCCAGTTAAGACTTGCTCGAACATGTCCGGGCATATTAGTCTTGCCTGCTTTTTCTTCCTTGCCGCGATATGCCGAAATATTGTTAGCACGTTTAGGGCTACCTTTCTCCCACCCTGGACGTATTTTAAAGTTAGTACGGAATTCAGTAATAAAGTCCAATACTTCTTGTTCAGTAGTACCAGTTAAGACTTTCTCCAACACATCACTTAAGAAGTTTTGAATAAATTCTGGCGTATCACTACGTTTCAGATCCAAGCCCATAGCCTTGATCTTACCTGGCTTACCATCAATATCACTTCGCTTGCCTTCCTTGTCATAATACAAAACAGCATAACGTTTTTTAGTAATAAACAAGCCTTTAATTGCAACTAACTCACGACCAGCTTTAATAACTTCCCCACGTGTCGTTGGACAGTGAAAGGCGTCTAACATAAACTGTGGGAATGTCTTGTTAACTTCTTCACCAATTTGGTCGTATAGTTGTACTACACTTTCTTTAGACCAAGGAATTAATCCTTTTTCAATATCCTTCTGCAAAGTGCGAAAAGCACTAAAATAACAAGAGTCAGTGTCACCATAAATAATTGCCTTTCCGGTGTGGCTGTTTTCACCGGTAATAATTTCATTAACCTTACCTGCCATATGACGAGCAATTGCACGACCTGTTAGTGTAGTTGACTGTCCAATACGCTTGTCAAAGAATCTGCAACCTGGATTTAGGATAGCACCATACAAACTGTTAAGGTTAATCTTCTTGACTAACTGACGTTTGTCCCAGTATTCTTCCTCGATCTTGTTTCCAGCTTTAATTGTATCTTTGAGTTTGGCCTGCATCTCTTTACGTTCGCTATACCAACGCTTTAACAGTCCCGGAATAATACCTTCTGTTTGATATGTAAAGATTGTGCCATTGGCACTTAACATAAACGGTTGATTGCTGTCAAATATAAGTTGATATACTTCGGCAGCACTTAGGATATCAACTGCTCCATCTTGCCAGTCAATAGTAATCTCAGTGCCAACTTCTTTGTCCATTACCGCAGTATACTCAAGTGATCCAAACATACCTTCCCACGCAGAGGCAAATGATTTGCCCTTGGCCACAAGGTTATCGATATATTCCTGTGTCATTGTTTGACGCAACTGACCCACAATAGTTTCCGGACCCATGTTTAGAGCTCTAATAGCCGACGGATACAATGAGTTAATGTCCAATGAACCGATCCAGTCATGAATTCCTTCTTTGGGATAAGCAACATATGCACCAGCGGCACTGTTATCGGCTTCTTCATCTCGTACTGGACGATTAGGAACTTGAAATCCACGTTTGTGAGCTTCGTTAATAATGGCCTGTTCAGTAACAGCCACAGCACCCATAGTGGTTTGCAACAACACAGTACACTCATGTGCTAGTGTGTTGGATAGATCGATGAACTTTAATTTCTTATCTAGCTTATCTAATAGGGTAGTATCCTGTCTGTTATAGATAACAAACTTACGGAAGTCATTGTTGTATAGTTGATCCAACGTACCTTCATACTGCGTTTTAGTTTCGCCTACTTCCATCTCTCCAATTGCATCCAGTCTGTAGGTGTGACGTTCTTCATAGGTGTACTTGCGGTACAACTCGAGACTGTCCAGATGAACACGACCAACCAAATCATAAGTAACAGCCGCTTTTCCATATTTCTCGTACTCTCGCTTTTTAGGATATTGATCCCACAGGCAGAATCTGCGTGTATCATCTTTACTTAGAACTTTAGTAACACGATTTACAGTATACGGAATATCAAAGCCTTCACTATTCCAACCGCTTAGTACATCAGCGTCTTGAATAATGTTTAGGAATGTGTCTAACATGTCTGCTTCATTATCAAAAATATGCGTGTTAGGCAAATCTTTAACTAGCTCTTCGGCTTCTGCAACCTTCATCTTCTTTGGGGGTACAGCTAAACAAATTAATGTGTCTAACCATTGTAGGTGGATTGAGATAGCAGTAATGGGCATGAAAGCATCTTCTGGGCTTGCATATCCACGTTCTGGATCAAAGTCCACCTCAATGTCGAAAAACGCTACATTAAGTTTAGGGGCTTCTTGATTAAGATAGTTTTCACTGAGACATCTAAAGATAGGATTAATATCGGCTTCATATAACTTTTTGTTATTATGAATGGATAGTTCTTTACGGAAGTCTTTTGAGTTTTTACAGACGACCCTGCTCAATGGCTCTCCATAGATGCTCTGGAACTTGCCTTTTGGGTCAGTGTGATAGAATGTGTAGCGCACTGGAAACTCTTTGAATATTCGTTTCCCATCAGTACCACGTTCTACAATTTTAACGATATCAGCATCGCGCTGAAAGAATGCATCTACATACAAATTAAATTTCTCCTATGTGATTTAAGGCTCACAAATACCATCAAGATCATTTATGGCTGATCAACACCGTGTCTTATTAATTACTTATCATCCTAACTAACCCTACACTATCTATTGTGACTAGTAGTGCATAGTTAGCAATCATACCAAATGATTTCCTAGTATAAGCAGCCCAACCATACATAGCACAGCCAGCGATCCAAATAGGATAAAGGATAATAAGAGGCGGGTTAGGTACAGTGAGCGCCATAGTGATCGAGCAGCCAATTGATATTGCCCAAGCCATAACTTCCACGACAAAACGGCGAGGGTTAGTTTTATAGTCATCCTTTATCCATTCTAATGTAGGTCTAAGTAGATCATTCATTCAGGCAATCGATTGGTAACACCTAAAATCATTTCAATATCATTCCACGCTTGTTCATGTTCTTTCCAATTGTCCTTATGAGCAATAGTAATGGCTTTATTGATAATGCTAGGTTTGATTTCAAGTTCTTCTGCAACAGCTTTAACGGTTTCTTTGAGACCTTCTTTAAGATCTTCAATTTCACGAAGAACAGTAGAGCCTTCGTTAATAAGTCGTTCTAGCTTGGCCTTTTCTTCAGGCCCATACATACGTGTTGACATAATGTCTCCTAGTTAAAAGTTATTATACACTAGTTATCGTTGTAAGTCAACAACATCAAAAATAAACTTAGCCAAATGCAGTTGACTGTATTGCCAAAGTTTGCTATAATACTAGCATGAAGAAACTAATCCTACCCTTTATTTTAGTGTCTCAGTTGGCAGTTGCTCAAACTCCCAAATGGGATGATCCTTCAACCCCGTTTTCCACCAAAGAAAATGAACATCAAACAATGCTTATAACATGGAAAACTGTAGACAACATACAGAACGTATGTAAGGAAGAACATAAAAAGCGTGGATTCGGCGCATTTAATTATGCAGTAGATGCTTGTAGTTTTTGGAATAATGCTACTAAAACATGTACTATCTATACAAGAAAGACTCCCACAATGCACGACATTGGCCATGAGATTAGGCATTGTTATCAAGGTAATTGGCACTGATAAAAAAAGCACCCTAGGGTGCTTTTTATTTGACTTAATTATTATTAAGTGCCAGCGGCTGCTAAATCTGCATTGGCGGCTTGTTGGCCAATTGTACGCTTATCACCGGCAGCACCGTTATTAATGGCATTGATTAGACCATTATAACGCTTTAGCATTTCAATATCAGCTGGGTCTTGACTATTTTCTAATTCAGCTGCCATAGCATTTAACTCAGCTACCTCTGCTGGATTAGCGGCAGCGTTTGGCGTTTCTACTGGAGCAGGCGCCGCAGCCGGAGCAGCCGGAGCAGCCGGTTTTGGAGCAGTTGGCTTGTTAGCAGCAGCCCCACCACCTAATGCTGCCATTCCACCAGCACCTGCTGCCGCAGCACCTACCGCAACCTTACCAGGATTACGAGCAACCGCTGCTCCTGTTTTAATTCCTTTAGTAGATGCAGTTGTACCAGCCGCAACATTTTTTAAATTAGTAGCCGCTGGATTAGCAATCCCCTTACCAACTCCGCCAACAAAATTCTTAGCAGCGCCCCATGCATTTCCAACAGCGTCGGCAGCTCCGCCAACAAACTTCTTAGCAGCGCCCCATGCTTCATCAGTTACTTGGGCTTGTGATTCAATTTGAGCAAGACGATCTCTTAACTCTGCGATTTTTTGTGCTTCTGACATAGTTGTTCCTTTAAATTGTTCTGCCACGGCTGTGCCGGGAAATTGTTTCATAGCTGTCTGGGTATTTGTCCCCATCTTACCATCTGGTATAATTTTTGCACCTTTGGCTATTAATTGTTGTTGTAATGCAAATACCTTAGGGTCTCCGCCCGGCGGTACTGTTGCCGCTGGCTTAGCTTGTGCAACTGCTGTTGCAGGAGCAGCCGCAGGTTGCGCTGTAGCATCTTTTGCTACACCTGCTGCAATTTCTTTTTCATCAGGCATCCAACTACCTGTACGCATTTTATCACGAATTGCCTGCACGCCTGTTCCAATTAAACTTGCAGCAGTACCAACTACCGGAATACTAGATGCTGCACCTGTTGCAGCAGATATAGCTGCACCAGTAGTATCACCAGCTTGCTGTCTTGAGTATGCATCTTGTGCAGCCAATGCTAGTCCGACTCCAGGTAATGCCTTGCCTAAAAATTTACCACCTGCTTTTAATGCCGGCGGTGCCGTGAGTTCATTTAGAATCTCTTTAGATTCTAACAAACGAATTTTAGCAAGTGACTCTACGAGTGGATCGTACATTTTAATATCTAATGTTCTTAATGGCTAACAGTGTTTTGTCGTCTTCGAACGATACAGATTCATTTGCTTTACCTGTAACGCCTTGATAAGCACCTTTGGCAAAATTAGCAATTCCGGCAC